GGACCTTGTGGACCTTGAGGACCTGCTACGTTTGAGTCAGCACCACTTGGACCTTGTGGACCTTGTGGGCCAGCTACATTTGAATCAGCACCACTAGGACCTTGTGGACCTTGTGGACCTGTTAAACCTGTAGGACCTTGTGGACCTTGAGGACCCGCTACATTTGAATCGGCACCTGCAGGACCTTGTGGACCTTGAGGACCTGTTGTTCCTGCTGGGCCTTGTGGACCTTGTGGGCCCGCTACATTTGAATCAGCCCCACTAGGACCTTGTGGACCTTGGGGACCTGTTGTTCCTGCTGGGCCTTGAGGGCCTTGAGGACCAACACCTCCTCCACCACCACTACCGCTACCTACGGTAATAATAGATCCATCAGATTCTTTAATATATAATGATGAACTACCAACTGAACCAGAAGTAAAAACAGCTATTTGACCCGTAGTTGGGTTCTCGACATTACTACCGCTAGTATATTTAATATTAATTTGAGCCATTACAGGTGTATTTTGTTATAAATATTATTCCTTTATTAAAAAGTTAACTAATGCTATCAGGAACAGTAAATATTCCATTATTAATTAATGTTCCAAAAATTTGAGGGGGAGATGTTACCGATAAAACAGCATGTGAAAAAATAGGTGGGGGTCCTTCTACTATTAAATCTCCTTCTTCAATAATTAAAGTAGCACCTTCTGCTACAATAAGTTCAGACACTTCAACGTTAGTATTTTTACTTACAGTAAAAGTAGTCCCAGGGAGGATAACTCTAGGGATAACAGCATCATTGCCTGTAGCAGGAGCACCAGAGTCAGCTTTAAAAGCTGTGACAGATACTTGATCTAAAAATCTTACTTGACTCATTCGTGTGTTCTTTTTCTAGTATTTACATTAGAATCCATTCGGGTTCTTCCATCATCTGTAACCTCAGGATTAGGTTCAAATACCTCAGGGTTAGAGGTGGTTTCCATTGAAAATATAATCTTTGATTTTGAATTATATTTTTTAATAGAAGATAAATCCTTTTGTATAATATCAGGTATTATATATCCATACATATTGATACTAAATGTACTCCTTACAAGTCTTTCTTGACCATCGTTAATCTCTTGAATAGTATTAAACTGGTCGATGGTAGCATTAAATTTAAAACGCTCAGGATCACCCCAATATGAATCAGAAGCATAATTTACAGCTTCAATTATTTTATTTAATTGGTCAATATAGTATGTTTGTACTATAACACTATATTGTAGGGTTACATAGTCTGGGACCACATTAGCTATAAATTGTTTAGTTTGTACTCTATTATTTAGAATATTAAAATTTGAATAAAAGTTTTTACTGTTGTACTGTTTTTGCCAAGAAGTATATAAATTAGGAAAATTAGCATCTAATTTGTTAGTAAGATTTCTTTTTTTAATTATACTATTACGTTGGAACATAATAATAGGATTCATAATCTTACCACTTCTATCTCTGTAATATCCGTCTTTTTGGAATGATTTCCACCTTTCGGGAGCACCATAAACAATAGGCACAGCTATTCTTTCACCATTTTGGTATACAGTAGGACGAATTACATTATTAAAGTAATACATTAAGGCTTCATCAATATCCTGAATACTAACTGTAAATTCTTTATAGTTGTCTCCTTTACGAGACATTTTTTCAGAACGATTAAAATCTATACCTGATTGGTTTACATCAGGGTTTGAAGAATATTGGGTGGCTGTGTTTGGGTTTGTTCCGTTGTATGGGTCTACACCAGCTTCGCTAATTTCTCTTTGAGTTTTAGGTCTTGGTTTTCTATTTTGAGCCATTAGAATCGTTCTTTATAGGGTGAAATTGCTAATTTATCAGCTGGGGTATAATGGGTGTTACAAATAATAGAAACACTATACCCAAATTGGTCTAATTCGTTATTACCTAATGGGTTGTCTCCGTTATCATCTTTATAATCGTAGTCAGGATTTTTACCTACAAAATATTGGTTAGCATTTGTGCTATCCACCTCATAGTATCCATTCTTCCACATTATAACATCTCCAACTTCAGGGACTAAATTAGCACCATAAACCCCTTTATTAAAAGATTCAGCTTTATTTAAAAGATCATCTCTTAAAAATTTAAAAATAATACTCCATTGAAAATCTACCCCAATTTCACTATCAGGGTAAGATTGATCTCCCCTTTCAATAATAGCATTTAATAGTACGGGCTCGTTCCAATATTTTTCTCTAGAGGCTTCACCATACATATTAACTACTGTTTCTTGGATATCTGGCTTATAATACACTACCTGTTGTGACACGATGTTCCCCATCAACTCACGGTTGACGTGTCTAAACATGCTTATATCTCGTGCTTCCCCAAATAATGCCATTAGCCGATAAATATAGTCATTGGTACATAGTTCAATTCATCATTTCTGAATTGAGACTCGTCTTTTCTCCTCTCCAACATTGCTCTTTTTGATGTCTCGTCGAAATAAGTTCTTAGTTTTTCAACTAATTTATCTCTGTCTTTTTCTCCTCCTGCTAATAAATCACTACCATTTAAAGTAACATCTGAGCCTGGGATTGGGATGTTTTGGTATTTATTTCTAACATAAGCTAACATTTCTTTAGCAATAGCTAGTGTCATTTCAAATATCCAACTTCTACCAATTGAATTAATTGTTGTATAATTTGGATTATTATAAGGTACGTTAGCTACATTGCTAATTTTATTAGTAGCATCTGTAACCGAATTAGCTAATCTTTCAGATTTTAATAAGTATTGAAACCATAGTTGTTTACCACCATCACCATCACCTGGAATTGGGAATAATCTTAATTGGTTGTTTATTAATTCAAAGGTATAATTAGATCTTCTAATAGTATCACTCATTTCAATCTGAGACATTCTAGCTAAATCAAAATTAAGAGGCATTAATAAGAAGTTTACAGCCGGTGAATAACCACCCCAACCAAAACTATCTACTAAACCAATCATACCAGTTCCGGTACCACCAAATGGGTCATAAAATCTATCTATAGCCGGAGGTGCTTGATAAAATACTCTTCTGATCTCAATATCACTTTCATCATAACCATTTTCAGCAGCCCAAGCATGTAGATCATAATCTTGCTGTCCTGAATTCATGGTTACAGACCCACTGTAAAAACTTACATTACCACCTACTCCAGCTTCAGTACCATATTGTTCTGAGTAGCGAATAACACTTCCTAAGTTGGGGGTTATAATTTTATCATTTAAGTCAACAGTAGAATCTCCGCCTTCTAGGGTTAAATAATTTTCTCTTACTTTATAAGCATATAATTCATTGCCATATATAGTAATGGCTTCTTCAAAAGCTGTATAGAAGTTAATATCTTGCAATTCAACATTTTGGATAGGATATCCTAGACGTTGAGCACAAAACTTTGCTACCTTATCGGCATCTGATTGGAATTGAGGATCATTATCATAAAACCCAAATGGAGTTTCTCCAGGGGCAAAAGATGAAGATCCAGGCCAAATTGCTATATCTGCCATAATCTTAAGAGTTTATAATTGTATATTCTACGTCAATATCACTACCTGAAGCAAATGCTTTTACAGTATTAATACCATCATTAAATAAATAATTTGTGGAATCGAACACATCTGCATTACTAGCTGTAATACTTGAATTAGCAAATACATATGAAGTATTAGCTGTTACATTTTGTGTAAATGAGCCTTCTGAACCACTAAAAGTTAATGCTATAGGGTTTGTATCATCTAGGTTAGTAACTCTTACATACTTTAAACTTGAAGAAACAAATTGACCAGCACCTGGTAGTGTGTTATCTATATCAAATAAATCAATTGATGTTGTTTGAAAGCAAGTAACTAATCTTCTATCCACTTGTTTTACAGAAGGGATAGAATATTCAACTTTATTTACAGAAGAAATACCTTTAATAGTTTGTTCTTCTCTAATAGTTACTTTAAATGTAGTAGGTGATACTGTTGAAGCCATCGTCTAGTTTTGATTATAAATATGGTAAGAAATTATTTACGTTTACCATTACTATTAGTAATACCTTTTTCCTCGGCTTCCTCATAGATTTCAATTAAATTATCCACAATAGGATCTCTATGATTTTGCATTAAAGTAACACCTACCATATTTTTAATTTTACGAGCAGCTGTATACAGGAATCTAAAACCTGAGTCTCTACGTTGTTTCAAATCTACTTGGTGGTCATCACCACATATAATCATTTTACTACGTAAACCAATACGAGTAACGATCATTTCCATTTGTTCGTGTGTAACGTTTTGAGCTTCATCTACAATGATAATACT